GGTTGAGGAATTTTATCCACGCATCATCTGATTTAGGGAGAACTGTGAATATCCCATCCTCCATCATCATCTTCATTGTGTTTTTATAGGATCTTCCCTCGGGATCCAAATCTTCATTTATAAGTGCTGTTATTGTTTCCCTCGCCTCGTCTGTTAGGAAAGGTTCATCTAAACTCACAATACTTTCATTTAGAGAGAAGAACTCTTCTCCAAAAACTCCGTACTTTGTGACACCCGTAAGAAGATTTTTTAATGTGGTGTTATTTTTATCCTCTTCAAAGAGAGAATTTGATTTGTCAACCACTTCTTGTACCGTGATTGGTCTCTCTTTTATTTCAGGAAACAAGGACAAAAACTTTTTGATTCCCATGTTTCTAATCCCCGCGATGTTATCAGACCGATCCCCACACATCATCTTAACGATTTTAACGTTCTGTATGTGGATATCTTCCTTATCGTAAGGTATTATATCATTTTGTTCGTAAAGTTTTCTGTGAGAGGGGTTATACACCTTCACATTGTCCGAAACTAATTGTGCCAAATCCCCGTCTGAGGAATAGACAATACAATTTTCATTTGTGTTTTGTGAGTAGTATGCGATACAGTCATCTGTTTCACAGAATTCGAACTCACCTTGTCTAACATACAACTCTTCTAAGTATTGTTGAACTCTTCTTCGTTGTCTACTGTAAGATTCTTTTTCTTTGTCAGATCGAACTCTTTCTCGTCTGTTTTCCTTGTATTTGTGGTATATCTTTCTTCGAGTTTGTGAACCATTTTCACCATCCCAAAAAACAACAATTTTATCTAAACGATAATTTTCAAAAGACCTTCTTAGTGTGTTTAAAAAATGATAAATACCTCCTATGTGTTCTCCTTTGTAGAAGTAATTTTTTACTCCAAAAAATCCAATAGTTAATAAGTTATCTCCGTCTACTAATAAAACTGACATTTATACCTTTTTAAAGGTTAAACAAATCGTTGGTATTACTCTTCCTCTCTGATATCAAAGTCTCCGTCTATACCTAACTGTCTCTTCCAATACTCTGCGTGTTCGGATTTGTACGCCTCTAAAGACTTTTTCTCCTCCGCAGCATCTTTACCACTCAAAAAACCGTGTGCGGTTACGATGATCTTTCCATCTTCATAACCCAAACCATTTACGTGGTTTTTCATAATAGAAATCTTTGTTCTTGTCGCGAACTTCACCTTTCTCTTGTCTTTAACCGCTGAGATAGGATTGGTTCCCGCATTTTTCTGATTTCCAAATCTGAATACCAAGGTCGAATTTAACCATATCGACTCACCACCTTTCGCCTTAATTTTTGGTTGACTAAATGGATTATCTGGTAATTCTACCCATGGTTGATTCACAATAACTAAAGTGTTAGTATATGTAGAATCTACTCTTCTTGAACCTGAGATTCTCTGATTCAAACCCATACCAATCTTATCAGATAATACAGATGCGTTGTGTTGTTTACCACCTTTACCATCGAAGGTCATTTTACACGGTACTGAACCTACTGAATCCCATAAGAAAAGTAAATCGTATTCGATTTCACCTTTTTGTTGTGCATCCAATAGTTCATTGATATAATCTGTAATTTGTTCTATATATTGAAATTGGTTATTGAATAAGAAAAATCCGTCGTATTCAATCTCACCTGTTTCTTCATCTACCACTTCCTCGATTTCTAACCCCATCAGTTTTGCATGAGGGAAATCCCATTTTTGTTCTGTGATAATAAAGACAGGTAATATTCCTTTCTTTTGTGCATCTACCGCAGTTTTTACAAGTGCGGTTGTCTTACCCGTATCAGAATGTCCTAAGAACATATTGATATGTCCCATAGCGGGACCTGGTAGACCTGTAGCGTCTAAGAAAGAATCTCCTAAGTCGAGGAACTTATCAGACTTAAACTTTGCCTGTTTCGAAAACTTCGACTTAATACTTTTAAAATCTTTTTTCTTTATTGCCATATTATATTTTTAAAAAAGGGTCCCCCGTTCCTCATAGGGCCGACAATAGGGTCAAAGTATGTCGGTTACAGCTCCACCAATACCGCGAGGTAGGGGGACCCAAGGTCTACTTTAAAACGGTAGTTCGTCAGATGTTTCTTGATTCTGTTGTGGATCTTCAGTCGTTGTTGTTGACTGTTCAACAGGTGCGGTAACATTGGCACCTCCGAAATCACTTTCAGATTCAGATTGTGAAACATATTTCTTTTGTTCAGAGTCCCATCTTGGAACTTCACCCAACGCTACCATCTCTAAATATTCAAGAGGTTTAACTGAATAAACATCTCTCCATGTGTCTGCGTGATTCGTCCACTCATTTGAAACTTCTGAATCATTGTGAAGAGGTGATTTATCTTCTTGAATAATAGAATTGATTGTAGTATACTCTCTACCATTTGGTGCTTTAGTAAGTGTCAATGAAAGGATTAAATCTCTACCTTCAGTAACATCTGTAATATTACCTTTACTTCTAATGATAGGAATAATTTTATCTAGTGGTCCCTCACCTTTGTAATTGTGTTTAAATCTCCAAAATTTTGGACCATCTTGTTCGTTATCTCTATCGATAACTTTTACAATATAGAATTTTCTTGCTCTGTAGTTTCTTGCATTTACCTTGTCTGCTTCAGAACCTGTTGCAAGAAGTGCTTTCTGTACTTCATTAAGTGGTGAAGGGTCACCATCTTGTGAAGGGTCATATAATTTCATCCATTTACCATCTACTTGGATTTCGTGGAATGAAACTTCTTTAAAAGGACTTGTTCCGTCTGTTGTTGGGAGAATTCTAATTCTCTTTTGTCCACTCGGAGTTCCTTTAGGTAAAATAGTTGTGAAGTATTTTTTGAGTCGATCTTCATTCGACAGTTGGTTGCCACTTGTGGCTCTTTGCGTGTTTTTCTCATACTGAGAAAGAATCGCGTCAATTGAATTTGTCATAATTATAAAATTTATTTTATTGTGTAGTAAAATGGTACACAAAAAAAGTCCGAAAGTCAACCCCCGCAGACAACAAATTTTACATATTTTGGGAAAAAATTACCTTAAAGTGAGTAGGTAAGATAGTTTACTGACTTGAGTTAAGATTTCATCTCTGAGGTTTAAAAGGTCAGTATCTTTTTCGTCTATTTCCATAGTTGATATAACCTCAGACGCGACACTAATCATAGAAATTAGATCAATGTCAGATAAATTGTTAATGTTTAAAACTCGGTCATCATCTGTTAGTGTGAATCTACCGTATTTTCCAATTGCGACTTCAACATACAAGTCGATAATTTCATCGAGTTTATCATATGTTTCTCCGAACGCTAAGTGTTTTGCATGACTTTTAGTCTGCCAGTGTAGAACTTTTAGTTGTGATTGTAGTTCAAGAAAGAACTTAATACTACCATTCAACTTCATTGTCGCCATCGTTATCTATTACGAACGAGTCTCTCATCTCTTTATCGTTATAATCTTCGACATCTTGTTTTGTGATAACATATTCGTTTTTACCACTCGCTTTCATGTCAAGTTCTTTTTGAGAGAAGAACTCTGAAGGTTTTTGATTAAATGGATATGAATCTAAAGATCTCATCTCTAATCTCTCTTGTGGAGTTGGTTCTTTCATTGTCTCCACTTTATTCTCGAGTCCGTCAATCTTTGCGATCACATTATCCATTTGTGAAAGTTTACTTTCTAAGTCGTCTAATTTTGAAAACAAGTCACCCATTTTACCAATTACCTCATCATTATTTGATTTACTAGCATCTAAATCATTTTTGATGTTCTGAGTCATATTGACTAAATCAGTAATATCAATTTCCTCAACATCCGCATCAGGTGCGTCATCTATAGGTGCATCATCAATTGGTGCGTCTCCCGCAGGAATATCATCAACAGGTGCATCCCCAGCAGGAATGTCGTCAACGGGTGCGTCCCCTTCAGGTGCGTCACCAGTAGGTAAATCCTCAGGTGAGACCGCCTCTTGTTCAGAGATCAAACTTTTTTGGTAGTTATTGATACTTCTATATCTTTCTAACTCCTCGTGTAACTTATTTTCTAAACTCATCTTAATCCTGTAATAATTGTCTACCGTCTTCGGTAATATATCTTTTATTAATTCTCTCTACGATACCATCTTTTGAACGAATTACGTAACATTCACCAGTATTCATGTCACAAACTTCTTGTTCTGTACCGTCCTCATTTAAATTTTTTACTGACTTGTTTCCTAAGAAATTATCAAGTGTTGAACCTATTTTTAAATTATCCATAATTGTTCTTTTTACTATAAATATCACTAAATCAGTAATTATCCATAGAATTACTGAATTCTAAAATATACAACGTCACCATCGACTAATTTTAAGTCTTTCATGAGGTTTTTAGAAAGTGTAAGTCCAAAATATTCTGAATTACCTGTTTCTGAACTTTTAATTACTCTTTCACCTGAATCTACAGGACCGTTTACATATCTTGCACCATTATCACTATTTAATTGTGAATCCGCCGTCACTGTCTTATTTAGTTTCTTTAATGGATTAAAGAATTGTGTGTTCGAATTTGTCATCAAATAGTCTGTGGTTTTTACCACACTAAAGTCTATTGGTGTGGAATAGAAATATTTGTTACTATTTTTTATTTCTCCCCATTTTAATTGGTTTGGTTTAACACTGATACTGTCACTCAACTTCGTTGGTAGAGACATTACTATGTCGTCAGATAACGGTGCGATGTTACCACCCATCTTAATAACTCTTGATCTATACCATATTTGACCTTGATATTTTACTTTTTGTACACCAATCACACCATTGTGCCCATTATATGGTAAACCTTGTTCAGTAACACCCACCTCATCAATTAATTCTTCACCAGGTATTTTGTATTCCTCAGGTCCCCTATCGGTTATAAACCCACCCCTTACAATTTCTTCTGTTGTTGTTGTACCCGCACCACTGTTTCTTGCAGTAGCCGCGTTCATGATTTTATCAAACAACACTCTATAGGTTGCAGTAAAGGATTCTTTAGGGTCAGGTAAAGAGTCTTTTGGTATTCTAACACCACGAAAACTCGTCATTACTTGATTATTTTGAATATTGTGACTCACTTCCATGATCCAATATGCACCCTCAAACATTGGTACATTTTTAAGTTGGAAGTACATTGTTGGTTGGATCATCACGTTACCCATAGCTTGTACTTCACAGGTATATGATCTTGCTCTATAAATGTCATATAACCCAACATCAACCTGTGATGCCCCTGAACCCGCTTCTGATCTTGCTAATCTTTCTATCGCTAAATTACTTTCGAATGTATTTCTAAATTGACTCTGATCTAAACCGATACCTTTAAAAATTGCTTGGTTTTGATCACCGAAACTTACCTCAAAGGCAACAACCTTATTAGACTTAGATAAGTTCTCCGTTTCAAAATATCTTGGATTTGTAACTAATAAAGGATTAGATACCACATCATCCATATTAAATCCATCATTTAGGTACTTATATTCTTTTTCTATAGAACTTAAGTTTAGATGTTTGGATGTATGTCCAATATATTGAAGTAACATTTTTGGTGTAGAGTATTCTAAATCAACATCCAAGAACTTACCAAAAAGAGTATCCGCGATTGTGCTTGATGGTTTTACTTTAGTACTTGTAGAATCATTACCATAAAAATTCACATACGCAGGTAATGCCCTTAAATCAACATTTGTCCTTGCAAGTAGTAGTGATATCACACCGTATAGTTCGAGTGATTGATTTTTATAATCTCCTAACCCAATTAGTCTTTTCAGATCCATGAAGAACACATCTCCAATATCTCTATTCGCCTTATCTAAAAATAAAAACTCCTCTAATAATAATCTTTGTCCAATAGAATTACCTGAAGTCCATCTATCGTTAAACATTTTGAGGTTATTGTATGTCTCTAATTTTAGTGGATCATCATTGAAACCACCCTTAACTCTTAAATTATTGTTTTGGTCTTTGACTCTTTTGAGTGTGGGGAATCTTCTTATTAATATTCTTAGGAAGTGTGCTTGTCTACTTTGACTTGGTCCGTTGATATTTGTTGCGATGTATGTTGCGAAATCGTTTCTATTCGCAGATCCACCTGATTTTCTATAACCACCATATATCAAGATTAGTGGTCTAAATTGTAGAACATTTGATTCTGATAATTCAATATTACTTATACTGAAAAACTCACTATAATAGTTATCAATATCTTCACCCACATATAACTCAATAAATTTTGAATTATTTGTAAGTTGGGACACATCGTATGTACCATATACAAATCTATCTGTATCACCCGCATATCCAAATGTTATATTAGGATCTAATTCTCTCGGGTTTGAAATTGTTACCTTTAACAAGTTTCTACTGTTTAAGATGTCAGTAGTAATTCTTTCGAATTTTTCTGTTTGTCTTGTTTTAAGTTTATTTATTAATGAACTAATCTTATCACTACTTAAATCATCAGTATCTTTCTTTTCAACACTTACCAATTCTTTTAGTAAATCTTGGAAATTATCATATACTAAATTTGGGTATTGTTTATAGTTCTCATATGAACTTACTCTTTGACTTGCAAAGTTTAAAAATATGTCCTCAAACTCGTCTAATATAAGTGGGTTGAATGTTGCAATTAAATCAATTACTTTTTTATTATTCGAACCCATCTCTTCGAAGTATTGATTATATGTAGGTCTTGTTTTACCTGTCACTACAAATTCTGTTTGATCGTTTTCCCAATAGGATCTAAAATTAAATTGTTCTGAATCATTAAATGTTAGATACGTTGTTCTTGGGTCTGATCCACCATGAGAAGGTAAGAGAGTAAATCTTTTATCCGCGAAAGTGAATCTACTATTATCCACAAAAGATGTGTAGTAATTTACATTTCCTGATGTTATGTTATCCCTATATAAAACCAAGTTTGTAATTGCGGATTCATAACTCGTAGGTGTTCCATCAAAATGAGTATAATCATTTACTATCTGATGGAAGTATTGTTCGTATAATGGATGAACCCCAACATGTGTTTGTGAACTATGTGTTGTACCTGAAAAAGTTTGTCCTTGTCCATTATCAAAATATGTCGAACCGTTTATTGAGGTTTCCATTCCATTTATAATATCGGTACCGTCTGAAATGAAAGTTTTATACCTATGGTACATGGATCCCCACTTCAGTATTAAATGGTATGGTATATAATGTGTTGCACTAACTTCTCTAAATAGATTTGACATCCTAACACCACCTTCATTTAAAGTGTCGTGTAAGTCATGGAATGGTAATGAATTTAATAAGAGATATGCCGATCCCTTGTACTTACCTTTACTTCTATTATTTTGAAATTCCTCATTTAATAATTTATGAAAATAAGGTGTGTTTAGTATATTGATTTTATTCGTACCATCTATATC